ATCAGTTAATAATAAATATGCCTTTTGATCTGCAGTTATTGTATTACCTTGAAATGCCATCTCTAATATTTTTAAAGCCTTGTCATCTGTAGGGTTCTTATCAATGATAGATTGCAATACACCAAGTGAAGAGTTTATCCTCATCTTTCTTTTTAGTTCTTTTATTGCAGGTGCGGCTAATCCATTTGGTCTACCCTTTAATGACTCTATCCGTGCTAATATATCATTCTCTGATTCTTTAATATCTTCTCGTAAATCAGTTCTTGTTTCTTCCGCATCAACACCTGAAATAGCAATACTATTTGAGTTATAATACAAACCCTCTAACTCTTGTATTTCTTCATCAATTATTATCTTTTCATTTTCAGATGCTATTCTATCTTCTTGTGCAATCTTATCATTTAATATTTTATTAGAGTGCAATACTGCCTGATTCTGCACCTTAGATAAAAATGCAGGTATAAAGTTTGCCATATCATTTTCTCTAAAAGAATCAACATGACCTTTAATATATTCATTTGCTGCTAAATCAAATCCGTCTTTATCAAACTTACCATCACTTGTATATTCAGCATGAAGTTCACCAAACCTTTTTTTAGATCTAATAAGTATGTCATTACCATATCTTTGGTTTAAAACTTGATTACCTTTGGCTTCACCAACCTGAGTAAATCGTGGTTTCTCAAATGTAAGTTTACCATCTTTATCTCTTATAGCTAATGTGTTTGCTTTTTCTATGTCACCTTTTACAGCATCTTGCCTAGCTTCTTCCCAAAATATCTTTTGCATAGAGTTACCAAACTCAGCCACAGATAGACCTAGTTGCCTTGCACCAGTGTCAGCGGCAACTACACCCACTGGTTTATTCACAAAAGAAGTTCGTTTTGATTTAATAAATGTTGCCATTACACCATTGTACTCGCTTTATAACCACCTGAAATTATTGATCCAAATGCTTTTAATCTATATGCCTTACTTAAATTACTTGCCTTTAATTGTGTCATTTGTGCTTGTTGTGCAAACTTTGATCCCTCAGCTAATGACTGATAGTTTGCTCGTTGTATAGTTTGTACATTATCTTTATCTGCTTTTTTTAATAATGCTTTATACGATCTATCTGATCCACTATCTCTACCAGTAGTTCCTGCTACTGCTACATTTGTATCCTTAAATGATTGTAGATTTTCCATAATAGAATTATGTTCTTGTAAGGCTTGTAGCTTTCTTATCTTAGCTTGAGTCTTTATATTACGAGCAGTTAAAGCACCTTCCATCTTAGCTGCTCTTGCTGCATCATTATATCCTTTAGCTGAAATTAATGCTGATGCTATTGCTAGTTCTATCAAAATGCCACCTCTACTATCATTCCATTAATCTGTAAATCCAAAGGAAAAGACTGTGATACTATAACTCTTGGATCACGACTATATCCCAATAACCTAAACTCCTCTTTGCCAGTGACAGAAGATCTTTCCATCAAACCACCTGACACACTATCCGTTGTATTCCTAATAACCAAGTCTCTTGTTGTTGATGTATCACTTGGTCCTTGAACACTAACTGCCAATGTTGAGAACAAATCTAATACGACTTTCGGTATTTGTCTAGGCTCACCAGTCAAAGGACCACCTTGTATAGAAGCATCTATAGGTAAAGTCTTTAGTGTAGGAGTAAAACCATAACCAATAAATGCCTGAGATAATCCACTCTTAACTGCACTGGCATCTATTGCTGCACCTGACACAGTAAACGATCCAAGAAAGTCATTACCATTTGTAGCCTTTACGACTGCATCATTGGCAAAGTGTGATCCCAAACTACCAAAGGCACTACTGCTCCCACTAAATGTATCACAGAAATCCATAGGCATATCTGTTTGAAACTCTTCAAGAAACAACTTGGTAGTTCCTGATCCATCATCTCTAGCACAAACTACAAACAATCTTTCGTGGACTGCACATATACTATGCCATGTTCCCTGCGTATCCCACAATGTCCACCCTGCCTTTTGATCTCCTCTTACAGAATAGAATACAGCTATTGTGCCATCATTGTTTATAAGAAAAGCATATGACTCACTTCGATTCAATGCACCTTTGATTGATGTCATCTGTACTGGATCTAATATTAAATGAGGTGCAAGACCTGACACTGCTACAGAAGTATATGCTGCCTCTGAGTCTGTAAATAGAAACTCTCTTAATGCACTACCAGTTTTCTGTATAAACAAAGTCGCACCATCAAACACTGTAGGTTTTACAAATGATGCACCGTACGGAGTTTGTCTGCGTATCTGTGCATTAGCAGGTGTAACTGGTTTATCAGTTGGTGCTTGAACAAACAACTCAGCACCAGTAGTAAAGACTTGTAAATCTCTGTTTGATACTAGATGCCTTATAGAAAATATCTCACCTACGTTTGCAGTAAGATCAAGAGCATCATTATCACTAGCATCTCCTACATCAAAGTTAAAGAACTGCCCTGACTTACTACCCCATATACCATCAGGTTGTGCCAATGTACCACCAAACCATAATCTGTTTTGATGAAATGTAACTGCAGCAGGATATCCTCTCAGTGGTGAGTAACTCATTTCACTAAACTCAGTAGTTGCTGCACCAGTAACAATACGAGGACTTCCTCCACCAATGGCACTAGATGTAGCTGTAGCACTGCCACCTGCAGTAAATTCAAATGTATTCTCATCAGGAACAGCAGTTATAGTTCTGCTTCCATTAATATTACTATTAGCAATACCACCAACTGCACCTGATCTTTCTATTGTAATAGATGCACTAGTTGCTAAACCATGCAAGGCTTTAGTAACTCTAACTGTACCACTACCTTCAAATGTCTTAATGCTATCTATTTCAAGTTGTTGTCTTAATGTACCTGCTATGTTTACTGTAGCAGATGTTGCACTGCCTACTGCAGTAATACGACAACGAGTTTCACCTATAAGTAAATCAACTCCTACATGACCTGATACAAAGTAATCAGAACTTGCAGTTAATGTTCTACTATTCCCACTTGTATTATTACAAGCCATAGTCATACCTAATGGTTGGAAACTAAAGTATGGTTGAAATATATCTTCATCATCTCGTGATGTATCAAAGTTAAATGTGGATACTGCAAAAGTTGTAAGACCAGTTCGTTCTAATATTCTAGTCTGAAATGTATTGTGACAGATAAACATTAGATCGCCTTGCTGTGCAAAGGTAATCTCTTCAAGATAAGATGCTGATGTTGTATTGACTAACCATGATTGACTGGTAATTGCCTGAACAGATGCCACTGCACCAGTACTAGGATTTATCTGAAAGATCTCTATTCGTGTATTACTAAAGGCTATTATATATTTTTCATCATCTGAAAATATAAATGGTTCTATTCGTACACTCTGTCTAAGACTTGCTGTTGCTGTAAATGATGGACTACTGCCAAAGTTTGCTAATCTTTTTGTACCAGTTCTTTTCTTTAGACCACCCTCTGATCTAATAAAAAAGTTTCTAACTTGCTCTGCAGCATTAGTATATACTTTAGTATCTGTCCTAGATGTAAGTGCAGGACTAACTTCACCAAACTGAAAGTTATTTAATGGCACTCTCACTCTTGCCATTTAACTTCTCCTATTAGTAATAAATCTTGATGTTGATAATCTTCTTGTTGTTTGTTGTTGTGCATCTAGGTTTCTAGCTTTTGCCATTAACATATTTGCTTTTGTTTCCATTAACTGCATAAGCCTATCATCTCTTGCTATTGATGTAGCAAAGATAGATGCCAGTGAGTATTGTAGTGCTAATGCAAAATAACTTGGGAAGTTAACTTCTTCTGCTCTGAATGTATAGTCTGCTATTAAAGTGTCAGCAGTAGTTGAATCACTAAATACTTTGTCACCATACACAGTATATTCTATTAATCTATCACTGATAGTTACACCATGTAGAACAAGAAGATCACTTGGAAGTTGATGAGCAATATCAAATCTACCAGTGGGTTTATCTGTAAGTTGATTTAGTACAGCTTGTTCTGATGCAAATCTCCATCTTGCTGTAGCCAATGTAGCACGAACAGTATCTTCATACATATTACTTGCTACCAATGCTTCAGTACTAGATGAGTCAAAAGATGTAATTGGTTCTGCACCTATAAGAACTAATGCCCTAGATGCTATATCAATTGCTGAATTTGCTACAGTACTTGCCATGTAAGATAAGGGGGATTGCTCCCCCTCCCTTTAGTCTGAGTCTGTTTCTGCTACAGCAGTTCCGTCTGAAACGTCAACTACTGATCCAGTATTAGATAAAACTGAAACAAAACTTGTTGTTGGTGTATTAGTATCCATCACTATAATGAGATCCCTAATATTCAGCATACCTGCTGCATCATTAAAATACCCTGCAGTATTTACAGTCGCAATAGCATCTGCCGTTTGGTAGATAAAGAGTTGAACACCACTAGCACCTGCCATTTTATGAAGTCCACTTGCTGCGTAAGCCATTTGATCCTCCTATTAATTGTTATCAAGAAGTTCATAGACACCATTGTTATCAATAACAACAGCACCCATAGACATCATTGAGGTTGCTAAGTGAGATACTTTCTCAGGTATATAATTTAGTTCTGTACTTACGTCAGCACCAATACCTAATCCTACTGCACTTGTATGATAGACCATATTCTTACCTGCAGTAATTGCAGCAGTAGAAAATATCTTAAATCCTAAGAACTCTTTCATACTCATGCCACCTGCGAATGGTAAGTTTTGCTCACCAACAAAGTCAGATGATGCAAACTCAGTAATTAAAAATAAGTCAGCATATCCCTTTGGGTGCATAGCAATATATCTGCCACCATCTTCAGGTATGTTATTTGTACCAAAGGTTTCAAACGCACTTAGTAAGTCTGCCTTTTCAACTGCAGAACTTGTGTCATGCAATGCTGAACTATTAGCACCTGAGTCCATAGCAGTATATAAGATCTCGTCAGTCTTTCGACCAAGAGCAGCCGCAGCACTTGTTGCAACAGCTTGTCTCTCATCTATGTTGGTCTTTAATTCATCTAACTTATCGATAAATTCAGCAGCATAGAAGTCAGACATACTCACATCTACTGTGGTGTGTGCCAATTCCATTGGTGTTACTTGTCCATTTCTGGATTTAGTTGATGCAGTTCCAGTACCGATCTTTTGAAATCGTGCTGTACTTCCACTCACATTCGCTACAGTACGGACAGTATTTCTTAATTTACTACCCATTCTTTGATAAGCTAAATGAACTTCTGTTTCGAACTGCGTAATAAAGGCTGTGTCTATTGTATTAGCCATTATAGTTCTCCTCAAAAAAGTTAATGTTACATTTTATCTAGTTATCCATCTTAGCATCATCTAGTTATCCGTAAGGGCTATCAGCTAACAACTGGGCTATATTCTTTGTTTACCAAAATTTCTTCGCCTTTGCAACGTACAAATCGTAAAACTGCAAAACCATTTAACATAACTGGTGGGTCAAGTATCTCAAAACCTACAAAACTGAGCCATGATAAGGTGTGTGCATGGTCTGCAGGTACTACATTTTCTAGTTGATAATATTGTTTTTGGTA